TTAATCTTTGTTCTCTCTTTTTTTGTTCTCTAAATTTTTTGCAAACGTTTGTAAAAAAGATTTTAAATATTTTCTCTCATCAGCACTGGCATTCAGATATGTTTCTATTAATATACGATCAGTTTCATCAAGTTTGTAATCATCTACAATCATATCAATTGCCACATCTGGAAACTCAATAAACATTTCTCCAGTACCTTCGGTAAGCCAGAAATAGTCAACATTAAATTCACGGCAGATAGCTTTAGCATTTCTTTCGGTTAGAGGTGATAAATTAGATTCAATCCTACTTACAGATGCTTTTGTTAGACCAATCCGCTGTCCGAATTCTTCCTGACTCATCTTTAGCTTTTTTCTTAATTCCTTCATTCTATCGAATGATTTCATTATTTTTCCTCCTTTCGTAACAAGTATATATCAAAAAGTTAAAAAACGCAACAAAAACAATTGACAAAGTTGCGTTACGCAAATATAATAATGATGTAAGTTACATTAAGTAACAAATGTGGTTGATATTTGAAACCTGTATATCATTACCCCTCTCCCTATTAAAATGGTATACAGGTTTGAGGGATCAACTCAGGAAAGGAAGTGAAATAATGACGGTAAAAGAATATGAAGAAACACAAAAAGAAGTGATTGAAATCGCAATGCTTTTAACGGAGTTAAAGAAAAAAGACCCTCAAATTTCCGAGCGTCTTAAATGGATGATAGAAGGTATCAAATTAGCTACTTGTTCAAAAAAAGAAAATTAGAGAGGAGTGTAAAAATGAATAATTTACAAGTTTTTAAAAGTGAAGAATTTGGAGAAGTTAGAAGTCTATTAATAAATAATAAGCCATGGTTTATTGGAAAACAGGTTGCTGATATTTTGGGGTATCAAAACGGTAGTAGAGATATTAAGCGACACGTTGATGAAGAGGATAGACAAGTAATTCAAAACTACCAAAATGGTACTTTAGAAATTCCGAATAGAGGATTGATGATTATAAATGAATCCGGCTTATATAGCCTAATACTATCTAGTAAATTGCCAACTGCAAAACGTTGCAAAATCAATGAAAGAAATTATTGAATTTAAACTTCATGATGATAGATGGTTTATTGATTCAGAAGATATTTTAGAATATGAGGTCATTAGTGTTAAGACACCAAAGGAAATATTTAAAGAAAAGGGTAACTATAAACTTATAGAAACAGAAGCTGAATTTGATGATTACATGAAATCTAATCTTTCATGCAATGACTGGTGTCAAATAAAACTGGCTAAAACAATGCTTAGCCTAAATCTTGGAAATGGGTTTATAAACGGTTTTGATGATTTGATTGGAGCAAATTTAAGTAGATACAGACTAATGATTGCACTGGCTAAAGAATGCGATAATCGTGATTTACTGATGTATATGCTGATAAAGAAATTAGGTAATTGATATGATCTGGATAATCTTATTTTTACTGCTCTGTGTATTTATTGAATTTATATGTATATATGTTTTAACACATAAAAAATAGTCTAAGGAGGATTTTATGAATAATTTACAAATTATTGAACATGAAGGAATTCGAGTTTTAACAACTCATCAATTAGCTGAAGTCTATGAAACTAATGAAAATAGCATAAAAAATAATTTCGTTAACAATAAAGACAGATTTATTGAAGGTAGAGATTTCTATTTATTAAAAGGCAGTGAATTAAAAGAGTTCAAGAACTACGTCAATGATATTGACCTAGTCAATCCAAGAGCACCGCATCTATATCTATGGACTGAACGTGGGGCAAACCGCCACAGCAAAATCCTTGATACTGATCAAGCGTGGAAACAGTTTGATATTTTAGAGGAAACTTATTTCAAAGTAAAAAGTATGTCAGCTATGCAGTTGCTGAAATTACAAAATCAGGCATTAGTTGAAGTAGATGAAAAGGTTGAGCATATTGACAGTCGCGTAACTAATCTAGAAAACACAACTACTGTAGACAGCAGAAAGCAGTACACGCTAAGAAAAATAGCGAGTGCAACAGCCGTTAGAGTCTTAGGCGGTAAGGATAGTCAGGCATATTTAGAGCTCCATCATAAGGTGTTCTGTCAATTGTGGAGAGATTATAAAGATTATTTCAAAATCCCAAGTTATCGCGACACCCTAAAGATAGACTTTGAAAAGGCAAAAGAGTATTTGCAGGGATGGAGACCAGATCATAATCTACAAATTGAAATTTCAAGTGTGAATGAGGGGGCATAGTATGGATTGTATATTAGTTAGTATAACAATAAGTGTGACCATTTCTTATTTGATAACACATTTGTTATTGGTAAGGCATTTATTAGATATTGAAGATAAATTTCGCAAAACGTGTGATTTTACAATTAATGAGATTAATAAATTAAAAAAAAGGGTGATATAAATGAGACCTACAGCAATGCTTACATTCGAGCAGGTTAAGACAGATTTAGGAATTTCTACTAAACAGCTAAACATTTTTATTGATTTAGGCTTACTTAATCCGATTTTTTTAGGAAAAGGTTGGAAATTTAGCCAAGAAGAAATCCTAGATTTTCAAAGGGAATATCGTGGCGAACGCATGAGTAATTATGTTGAAACAGTAACAGCACATGAAAAACACATGAAAAAAGCTGCTATGTCCAGTAGCAGCTAATAAATGAAACCACGTTAATTATAGACTATAAAAAGGAGTGTGTCAAAGGTGAATAAAGAAATTATTGAACGTTTAAATGAAATAAAACACGTTGTAGATTCTAACAGTTTAGAGGAGCTTATCGAAGCGTATCCGGATGTTGCAAAATATGTCCGCTTTGAAGTTTCTGTATACCCCGCAGTCGCAGCTGTAAGTGCATGTCTTATCGATAATCTGATAAAGGATATTGAAAATGGAAAAGTACATTAACAGGCTTAATGCCAGAGGCTTTTATACAATCGTTTTAATTATTATTTTGGTAGGTTTTATAGCTGCGGGAGCTTCTGGTATCATTCTCGATTTTATCGTCGGGATAATAAAAAATATATAGGTTTTTAACAGTGTTTTTAGGGTACTGTTTTTATTTGCACCATTTTTAGGAAAAAGGAGGGATTTTATGGATAAAATCAAAGCGGAAATGGATTCTTCTCAAAATCCATGGATAAAAAAAATAGGTAATTATCTTTTATCAAGAAATGATTTAGAGGATAAATTGAATAATCAAAATAAGAGTTTAAAAGAGTGTTTTGATTACATTCTAATTGAGATATCAAAGCAGAGCGTAAAAGAGGGCGTTACTGGTTATGCTGCCGGTGATGATGATGAAATATACTCACTTGCTGTTCACTATTTTGATGAAGATAATCTTGAAATTGGAAAGAAGGATTTTACTACCAATGCAGACGGCAGTGCGGAACTGTCAAGATTAATGCCAAAGAAACAAGATGTTAAGGAGCATGTAAAAGATATTGATGCAATTGTCAATCAAAAGGTAAAGGCTGAACTTGAAAAAATCCGGGAGGAAGAAAAAGTAAAAAAACAGAAGAGAGAAGAGTTAAAAAAAGCAGCTAAAAAACATAAAGAGGATATGGAAAGAGCACAGATGTCACTCTTCGATTAGGTTAATTATATGGCAAATAAATTAAGCGAAAGTGACAAATTACTAAACAGACTGTCAAAATTGAAATTAAAACAGTACAAGGCCACGGATTTTAAAGAATATATGATAAGTGATGATGATCCATCCTGGAAACGCCCAAAAAAAGATACTGAAGTTTATGGATTCTATGTTGCAGTTTATGAAAAATGGAAAAATCGAATCATATGCCGTACCTTTTATATTTCGCAAAGATGGCTACATAAAGAGAAAGTTACAGATATATTTGAGGTTAAAAGGCAACTGTCTGGATGCAGCTACCAACTGACACGGAGACTTTATGCTTCTATGGGTGGCGGAATAAAATGCTGGACATATGATTACTCATATCCTTTCGATTATCGAAACAATAATGAATGGCAGATTCATAAGATTGGGACCTTTGATGTAAGTACAGAAGGCAGCATGTATTATGGACAGCGCTGGAAAAGGAGCAACTATTTTATACATACGTCTGCCGGTGAACTGGCTTCACTGCTTGAAAATTCTGTTTATAAATACAGTGGATTTGAATACAGTGTTTACAGCATTAATGAACTGTTTGAATATCTGTCCATTTATGATAAACATCCGGAGGTTGAAATGATATCAAAAATAGGGTTGTCTTATCTTCTCAAGGATGATTTAAGGGTACTAAGATGGTCTAAAAAAGGAATTGAGATTCTAGGTATAAAAAAATGTGATATCGAGCGTTTGAAAAAGCTGCATATCCCGCTAAAGGAATTCAAAAAGTATAGAGATCTGATATATAAATTTAAGATAGAGGACCGCAGTGATTTTAATGAACTGTTAAAACTTGTCGAAATATCAAGAATTAAATATGCGGATATTAATATAAGTGTTTATGCATTTGACTATTTTAAAATGCAGGGTACTTCTTTGTACATAATAAAAGATTATTACAGATTCTGTGAAGAACTAGGACTTCCGATGAATCACAGTAACAGGTATCCCGATAACATAAGAGAAGCTCACGATAGATTAATGATACAGATTGAGACAAAAAAATCTGCTAAAGATGACCTGATGATTAGAGAAAGGGTAAGCAACGAGTTATCTAAATATAGATTTGCTGATGATGATTTTGTTATTACACCAGCGAATTCAATCGCTGATCTAATAAATGAAAGTGCAAAGCTTAATCACTGCGTAAGGACATATGATAAAAGGTATGCCAGTGGAGAAACCAATATATTTCTTATTAGAAAGCGTGATGATGTAAACAGTCCGTTTTACACATTAGAACTGTCAAGTAAAAATGAAATAAAGCAGCTTCGAGGAAAAAATAACTGCACTGCTGTTAATGAGGTTTTAGATTTTGTTGAAGGGTGGAGAAGAAAATTTAACTTCAAAAGCAGTATTTTAAAACAAAATGAAGATGCTTAGGAAGGGATGATATTTATGCCAAAACCGCCGGTTAAGTATCTATTGCTAGATATTAATGATGTTACAAATGTTTGCGGTTCTATATGGAGTGATGAGCTTAGTAAGCTGTTGAAAATAAAGCCGATCTATTTACCTGTATGGTTGTGCCACAATGGTGTTTTGGAAGGTAAGTATTACGTTGTAGAAGATGTTTAAATACAACATTTACATAGAAAGTGAGGTAATTGTACTACCCTTAGTTATTTATGCAGAAACAAGGGAAACAGCCTATAAAAAGGCAGTAAAACAGTTTAGAAGGATATTTAAAAAGAAGAAAATTACAAGAGTTACTATCCACAAAGATCATTATTATTTTGGTGGTTTCGAATATTAAAAAAGAAAGGTTGAGAGAAATGAAAAGCATTAAAGAAAACAGTAAAACATTATTATTAATTGTAGGAGGGATTATTTCGGTAATTGTATGCTGCTTTATCTGGATACAGACTACAGCGAATACAGCAATAGGATATGAGGAAAAAGTATCAAAAACTTTATCAGATATAAATGTTCAAGAAAAGCGAAGAATCGATCTTGTTTATAATCTTGCTGACTGTGTCAAAAATTATGATCAGCACGAAGCTGAAACACTAAAGGAAATAGCCGAAACACGGAGCAACACTGATGAAATTGAGAATGTAAATACAATGATTAAAGCAACAGCTGAGGCATACCCGGATTTAAAAGCTGATAAAAATTATCAACAGTTTATGACCGAACTGTCAACAACAGAGAATTTAATAGCACAGCATAGAAAAAATCACAATTCATCTGTTGAGTCATATAACCGTTATGTAAAGAAATTCCCGCAAAGATTCTTCTTATCGCTAGTGGGATATGAAAAAAAAGAATTTAAATATTTAGAATACAGTGCTTCAAGTGATGCTCCGCAAGATTTATTCGGTGAATAAAATGAAATGGGACAAGAAAGCATTTTCCATTAATGGTATAGAGATAAAGGCCAGAGAATTGATTTTCTGTATCACAATACTAGCTGTAATGATTTTTGTCGGTTTGTTAATAAACGGAGCAATGGAGCAATCAAAAATAGATAAAGATGATCAGTATTTAAGTGCTTTGAAAGTAACAGATAAAGAAATGTTTGAATATGGTATCAATACCAATGTTGGGGATGCATTTGCATATTCTACATTAGAAGCTGTTGATACTGTTACATATCCGGAAATTGGTGACAAATATATGTACATCGAAAAAGTAGAACAACATTACACTATGCATACTAGAACGGTTTGTAGTGGGAGCGGCAAAAACAGAACATGTCGAACCGAAACATATTGGACGTGGGATACTGTAAGCCGGGAATCTAAACATAGTAAAAAAATTAAATTTTATGATCATGTGTTTCCTTATAATAAGATAGATATGCCTGAAAGCAGGTATTTAAAGACAATTCATGAATCTGGAACAATAAGATATAAATATTATATTTTAAAGACAAAATATAAAGGTACCATTTTTACTTCATTCAAAAATAATACAATCGAAGATAATTCAAAATTTTATAAAAACAAAAAAATAAATGATGCTGTAGAAAGTTTAACCAGTAAAGACACATCATTAGTCGTATTTAGAATAATCTGGACAATTTTAACGATAGGTTCAGTGATTGGATTCATAGCAGCAGATAATAAATGGCTTGATTAAAAAGGAGTAGCAAATTTAGAGGATAGAAAACCATAAAAACTATTTTAATAAAAAAATCTCTCTAATCCGTTGGTACATATGGGATTAGAGAGAAAATATAAATGCAATATAATATATAAGTTATATTGCACCAAAGGGGTGATAAATTGGCAAGACGTGTAAAGAGTTATGATGGTCAGCATGAGACACTTCCAATTAAGGATACAAGACAGCTGCAGGAATTTATGTATAACCTGCTTAGAAAAAAAGATAGAGCAAAGACACCAATAAAGAAATATCAGGCCGATCGCAACTGGATGATGTGTCTGCTTGGATTTAATACGGCACTCAGGGCGGAGGATCTGCTGCAGCTGAGAGTATTAGATGTCAAAAAGGGATATATACATATAAAAGAAAACAAAACGGGTAAGATGCAAAATTTTCGTATGAATAAGCAGCTTCATAATGATGTTCTTGAATATATCGAAAGAAACGGATTAGGCGATTATGATTATCTTTTCAAGGGACAGAAAAAGAAGCAAAACGGCAAACCGTATTATTTACCGATTACTCGGCAAAGAGCATATAACATTGTTGAAAAAAATGGCGAAGAGGTCGGGATTGATTTTACATTTGGCGTACATAGCCTAAGAAAGACATTCGGATATATGTATATAAATGCAGGCGGCAAATTAAATACATTAATGAAGATGTACAACCATGATGATCCAAACGTCACTATGAAATATATCTGCTGGGGGCGTGAAGATGCTGAGGCAGACCGTCAGGCAATATATCTAGGAGGAGTACATAAATGATAAGTGATTTTTGGTTAGGTGTGATCCTAACCATCTCAGCAGAAGCAATAATAACAATCTTAGTTGTTGATTATTTAGGACAAAAAGAAAAGGATGATGGTGAATGAAGTTAGAAGATAGGATTTATAACGTTGAATACTATGTTAAAAAATTTAATAGTTGGGATGTAAAAGAAATAATAATTGATGATCAAAAGGCATTTTGGGAAATAAGGAAACCAGGTAGTCAAATTCAAAAAGTTTGTCTGTTTAGAGATGGGTCTAATATGTATATTTACGGTGAATATGGATCTTATTCATTCGATAAAATGACATGGCTAGGAAGTCCGTATAATCTAGAGTACAACAATCTTGGTTATCAAAACAAAAAGATGTCCTATGATACCAAAAATAATGTGTACATGTTTGATGATGAGGCAGCTACAGAAGATATTATTGACTGGATTAAAGAAGTGGCAGTTGATCGTTATGATTATCATGAATCGGAGATAAATTTATTGTTAGAAAAAATGGATATAAGAAATGCCCCTTATATTGATATAATTGGTTTTTGCTACGAAAATGAGTGTGATGATCTAATAGAATTATTAGAATTTTCTATGGAATTATATGAAAATTCAAATGATGAAATTGAATATATTAGTTATTTAAGAAATTCTAATTTAGAAGCGTTTGATGAAGTATGCGATTCACAATTGTGGAGAGCAGGTAAAAGAATATCACAGAATTATTTGGTATCGCTCATGGCTTTAAAGATATGCGGTGAAAAATTAAAATGTCAAAAGGAAGATGAAAATGACCGCTAAAGAAATGTTTGAAGCATTAGGATATACATATTATAAAAGTAACAATATGATTCTTTATGAAATAAGTGAAATAAACTACTTTATTTTTAGCCCGGATAAAGAAATCACGGTAGGTGATTATGGCATAGACGTAGCTACATTAGAAGCAATTAATCAACAATGCAAGGAACTGGGGTGGATTTGATGGAAAATAAAGTAACGATTTACAAAGGTGAAGTAATGCATGATTTGAAAGCACTGTTTGATAATGCTGGTGATTATTTTGAAGATGAATATGAGCTTGTAAAACAATATATCGAACAGTTGGAACAGGAAAATAAACTTTATGAAACAACGGTTGATGATATAACAAAAGAATTTACTAATGATTATAGTTCCACCGAACTAATCGTAATTATAAAGGATAAATTGATTAATTTGCTTATAAATTTATCTAATATTTAGCACCCTCAAAGTGTGATTTTACGTAAAACAAGGGTACGGTAACTTTTTTTTAAAAAATAACAATGAATAATTGGCTAAGAGTGTTGATGGCTATAGAGTTTAAGAGATTTATACACTCTATCAAAAAAATTGACACTCTTAGGGATTATGTAACATTTTTTATAGAAGATTGGAGGTGTTTAAAATTGATGAAATTGAGTTTTATTTAAAGGATTTAAAAAGTCGCTTTGACCTTATCGATAAGTCAAAATATTATTTATCTTATAGCGGTGGAAAGGATAGTCATTTCTTATTATGGTTTATAAAAGAGTATCTTAAAGATGAAAAAATAACTATTGTGAGTGTAAATACATATATGGAACATCAAGAAATATTTAAACGTATGAAAAAATACGCTGATGAAATACTGATACCAAAAATGAAACCTTTTGAAGTTAAAGAAAAGTATGGAAGCCCATGTTTTTCCAAAACACAAGACGATTTTATAAATCGTTATCAAAACGGATGTAGAACGCAATCGCTTTTAGATCTTATATATGGCAATAAAAAGAGTTTTTATAATCTATCTAATTTAGCTAAAAATCTTTTGCTAAACGGAAAGTTGCATAAAGTAAGTCCACTATGTTGTGAATACCTTAAAAAGAAGCCATTTATGGAATACGAGAAACTTAGTGGAAAAAAAGCAATTTTAGGGGTTAGAGGTAAAGAAAGTTTACGAAGGTCTGCCCAATATAAAACTTGCCTAACAAAAGATGGTAAGTTTACACCATTGCACGATTTGGACGATGAATTGCTAGATAAGATTTATAAAAAATATAATATTGAGATACCCAAAATTTATGATTATGTAAGTCGGACTGGCTGTGCAGGTTGTCCTTATGGGAGTTGGAAAGGTAAAACAAAAATAGAATTAGATTTACTTCCCGATAAACGTAGAGAATTCGTTGTAAAATACTTCAAGGAAAGTTACGACGTATTGGGTATTGATTATAAAAATAAACAGTTAAAATTAGATTTTGATGAGGTGAAAGAAAATGAGTAATAAATTAAGACTACAAATTACAGAAAGATATAAACGAAATGTATTTATAAATGTAGTTGTTCCAGAGGGGAGATTATATGAATTTGATTGTATTTTAGATAACTATGAAAATTCATACAACGATTACCAAACACTGATTGAAGAATTATCTGATAAAGGTTTTAAAATATTATTTGTTGATGATAACAAAATATTTGAATTTGAAGAAACACATGATATTGACTACTCATTTATCAATGAAGAGGTAAAAGAAAATGACGTCTAAACAAATAGCATTCGTATTTTTTCTAATGATGCTTATTGCGTTTATTTTGTCGCTTGTTTTGGGAATTAGATATCTATTTAAGGAATGGAGGAAACAGCATGGAATTTAACACAAACCAAATTAACATAATGCTTGATGCGCTGGAGCATTACGGGAACAACCCGCAAGTTGATATGGCCATCGAGGAAATGAGCGAACTTACAAAAGAACTGCTTAAAAACCGCAGAGGTAAAGAGAATAGAAGTGATATAGCTATGGAAATGGCAGATGTCTACATAATGCTTGAACAGCTTAAATTTATTTTCGGTATCGATGAAACTGAACTAAAGGTCAATGCTGAATTTAAGCTGCAAAGATTGAATAAAAGATTAGGTGAAGTATATGAACAATAAAATTAAAGAGGGTAATTATTATACAGTTCAATCATTTATGAGAAACGATTTGAAATTAAAAGGTAATGAACTTAGCATTTATGCTATTATATTTGGCTTCACTCAAGATGGAGAAAGTTGGTTTACTGGTTCTTTAACATATTTACAAGATTGGCTAGGTGTTTCTAAAAACACTGTTAGAAGTGCTTTAGATTCACTTGTAGGAAAAGGGTTTATATTTAAAGATACTCAATCTGTTAATGGAATTGTTTATAACAGATATAAGAATAATTATAGTGTATCAAAAATTGATACACCTACTCAAAAAAATACACAAATGTATCAAAATTTGGACGGGGGTGTATCAAAAATTGATACGGGGGTGTATCAAAATTTGGACGGGGGTGTATCAAAAATTGATACCAATAATAAAGAATAT